GACAGATATTGAAAGTGATAACTTTGTTGCTGGTTCATCAGGATGGCAAATACAGCGTGACACTGGAACGGCAGAGTTCGGCGCGGCTGCTATACGTGGTACACTAGCGGCAAGTAAGATACAGATTGATAATGTAACGCTGGACACAGATGGAAGCGATAACCTCATTATTAAAAATTCTGGCGTTGGCACGACACAGATTGCTGACTCAGCCGTATCCATTAGAGGATCATTTCAGTCAGTAAGCTTTACAAGCACAATAAGTAATTCTAGCAAATATCTCTTGGCGCGAATAAATAGCTTTACGTTGCTGGCTACCTCTGTAGTTGAGTTTCAAGTAGGTGTATTGCTTTCTCGTGGTGGCGTTGGTGACGTGCATTTAATGAGAAATACGTCTGCATATGGCACACCAAGTTATAGTAGTGCTGCTACGATTACAGGAACAAATTTTGCTAATTATGGTGGCTCAATAGATGTGCATGGAGATAGCACAAGCTCAGCTAGAAGTGAGCCAACTACAATAACTTTAAGAGAAAATCTAAGTGCTGGGACGTATCATTTTGCCGTTTATGGTGGGGCGGTTTCTGGAACTGTTCAATATCGCGGCATCAGTGCAACTGTTAAGGTTATAAACAGATGAAAACTATCTATAATAAGCAAACTAATGAAATTATTGGAACGGTAGAAGGTAATTCAGAAGCTTATGACAATGAGACAGAAGGTTTTTTAGAAGGCTATTTTGATGCAATAAACTATAAAATTGTGGATGGTGTGCCTGTACTTCGGAGTGAAAATGAAAAGCAATCTTTAATATCTCAAAGGGATGTTTACACCTTAGAAAGTTTACGCTCTGACCGTGATGATTTGCTTGCTGCTTCTGATTGGACGCAATCACCTGACAGTCCGTTGAGCGATAACAAAAAAGCAGAATGGGCAACATACAGACAGCAGTTAAGGGATTTGCCAGCTAATACATCTGATCCAGCAAATCCAAGCTGGCCAGAAAAACCTAATTAGAAATAATAATTTTTAGATAGCCGCCGCGAGGCGGTTTTTTTGTGTGCCACATAAAGGAGTAATCTCATGGCAAGTTTTAATAAAGTAAACGACTTTGTCGTTAATGCAGTCCACAATATGGACCTAGAGAGTGACCAGATTGTAGTGGCACTATCGAACACAACACCAGCCTCAGAAAGCACAAATCCAACTACGGATGGTAATGGTATCTTAGGAAATGTAACTGAAATAAGTTATACTAACTGTTCTAGCAGAAACGTAACAACAACGTCCTCTAGTCAAACGTCAGGCACATATAAGCTAATCTTAACTGACCTTACGTTAACCGCTAGTGGCGGTACTGTAGGGCCGTTTAGATATATTTATTTATATAACGATACTGTGACTTCCCCAGCCGATCCGATCATTGGTTATTATGATTATGCTTCTTCTTTGACGCTGAATGATGGTGACAGTTTTACAATTGATTTCAGCGCAACAAATGGTGTTCTCCAGCTTTCATAGGTGAGAAATGGCAAAACTCTTAAATAGAGTAAAATACACTAGCTCAACTTCTGGAACAGGAACATTATCTCTAAGCACTACTGCTGAAACTGGTTTCCAAACATTTCCTGATGCTGGTGTTCATATAAAAGAAAGTGACTATAGATATGTCATTGAAAACGGCTCTAACTTTGAAATAGGCACTGGAACTTATTCAGAAAATAGTGAAGTTGCTAGTTATGACCCTGATACCCAAGTTGGCAGCAGTGATCCCAGATCAATTACTTTTAAGCCAGATGGTTCTAAAATGTATCTGGGAACGGCTACAGACGTTTATCAGTATGCACTTTCTACTAATTGGGATATTACAAGTGCTACTTATGAAAATAAGGCTCTAGGGAGCGGTGCTTACGGAATAGCGTTCAATAATGATGGCACTAAGTTTTACAGAGGGTCAGGAAGTTATTCTGCTGGCAACTGGTATACTCACACTTTATCAACAGCTTACGATATAAGCACATCAACAGGCTCAACGGACGCTGGCACTTGGAGTAGTAGTTATTCTTATGCTCATGATCTTGCTTGGAATAATGACGGCACTAAATTTTTCTTGTTAAGATATAGAAGTATATCTGCCGTTAACTATCCAATACTTTATGAGTTTAGCGCAAGTACTGCCTATGATGCGTCTGATAGTTCCCTTACGCAATTAGATAGTAAAAATGAAGCTGCTTTAGCATCATATTATCCTCATGATGGTCTCGTTTGGCCTAATGGACAGCAAATAGTAAGTTTTAGTTTTAATTCAGACGGTACTCAACTTTATTTATTAGAGAAGTTTAGAAAGAGCGTAATAAGACTTAATTTATCTACAGCTTTTGATCTTTCGACACTTTCTTTTCACAGTGTGACGGTTGATAGAAACGATTTTACTTCATCTTGGGGTCTTTACTTTAAAGACAATGATGAAATATTCGTATTCGGAGAAGATGCTAGTAATTCCTCAATGGTAACTAAGCATGACAAAGCAAACGCAGTTCCAACTTTAACACGCACTTTAACAGATAGCACAACAGGCTCGTTAATAAATCTTTCTGGTGATTCAACAGTATTTGTCGGAGCAGCCGCAGAAGATTATTTGACCGTAAATAATATATCCTTTGGTGATAATGATGTATTAAACTTTGGAAATGATAATGATTTGCAAATCTACGGCTCAGGTTCTGGTTCTTATGTAAGCGCCAATACTTCACTTAGGTTAAAATCAAGTAGCGAAACTTTTATGTACGTTGGCGGATTTAGCACAGCAAATAAAAGATTACGGTGTTCATCAGATGGGGACGTTGAGTTATTTTACAGTGGCAGTCAAAAGCTAGCAACAACAGATACTGGTGTAACCGTAACTGGAACACTGACTGCCGATGCCTTATCTGGTGATATTGTTTTTGAAGGGTCAACGGCTGATGACTTTGAGACTACTCTTACAGTAACTGATCCAACGGCTGATAGAACCGTTACTATTCCCAATCAAACAGGCAGTGTCATGCTGTGGCAAAATGCTTGGCCTGATGATCCTGATACAAGTAATGGCGGTAACTATGCAATTGGTGAAGGTGCTTTACCATCACTTACAAGCGGTGGCATCTACAATCTTGCTTTTGGCTTAGATGCTTTAGCAAGTGTGACAACAGGAGATAATAATATAGGGATTGGGAGGAAATCAGCAGAAACAGTTAGCACAGGAAACCACAATGTTGCTATTGGTGTTCAAGCTTTACAGAATTGTACTGGTGCTACTAATACTGCAATCGGACATAATGCAAATCAGGTAACGACTAGTGCTAATAATAATGTTTGTATAGGAGGCTATGCAAAACCACATTCTGCTGGATACTCTAACGTTACCGCTGTCGGAACGGCAGCTAGGGCCAGTGGAAATTACACTATAGCGTTGGGGTATCAAGCTGCCTATCTACAAAGTGCTTCTTTTGCTGACCACGGAATAAATGTTGGGTATCGTGCTGGATATGGACAATCTGGTGGTGATTATAATATCAACATAGGGCGTCTCACAGCAAGTTCGTACTACACCAGTGCTAGTTATAATATTAATATCGGTGACTACGCTGGAAGGCAGACTAACAGCGCGTCAAATCGCGTCTCTATAGGTCGGGAAGCTGGCTATAAAGGTCAATATGCAGATGGAAGTGTAAATTTAGGATATAAAGCTGGATATGAAGATTATGGCGCGGATTATTGTACAAGCATTGGTTATAATGCTGGCAATGGCGGCACTACAAGCAGATCAGGAAATTATTGCACAAGCATAGGCTACGAGGCTGCTCCAAGCAGCACAACTGCGGCTGGTGAATTTACTTTAGGAGATAGCAACATCTCCAGTTTACGCTGCAATGTAACATCTATCTCAACTTTATCTGATCGTAGGGATAAAACAAATATTATAGATAGCCCATACGGTCTTGCATTTATAAACGATGTTAGACCAGTAACCTTTGATTGGAATCGTCGTGATGGTTCTATGGTTGGGAAAAAAGAAGTTGGGTTTATTGCACAAGAATTAGCTGATGTTGAAATAGACCATTCATCTCATAGTCACACAAAATTAGTAAGCTATGAAAATCCAGAAAAGTTAGAGGCACGGCCACACGCGCTTTTGCCTGTTCTAGTAAAAGCCGTACAAGAATTGTCCGCAAAAAACGATGCGCTTGAGGCGCGAATAGCTCAGTTAGAAGGAGATTAATGATGGCCGTTAATGAGTTAGACAGAGAATATTTAAATTTACTTCATCAATGCGATCAAATTGAAAACATTATTAGTGGCATAAAAATGGCTGGAGAGACCGATGAAGAAAAGAAAAAAACGGTTGGCAACATCATTATGTACTTAGAAATTGAAATACTTGATACCAAATATACAGACGCTAACAAGGATTTAAGTAGAATTAATTCTGTGATTTCGACAGGTCGGACTTACTGGAAGTCATAACAAATGGTTGCTTTAACACCTGTCGCTGGGTCAGCAGTTGCTGGCAGTGGGGTCACAGCACAACAATATGATTTTACGGCTGATGCTGGTACTTTCTCAACGACAGGACAGACTGCAAGTTTTACAATTACGCTTGCAGCGGCTCATGGTAATTTTACACACACAGGACAAGACAGCGATCTAAACAAGGCTGTAAATGTTACGGCTGATGTTGGAACTTTTGCCACAACAGGACAAGACACAAGCTTAAACGTAGCTTACCTAGCCTCTGCTAACGTTGGTAGTTTCACACTTGCTGGGCAAGATGCAGATGTAAATGCAGCGTTCAATTTAGCTTTTGCCACAGGTACTTTTACAACTACTGGTCAAGATTTACAGATCAGTTTTGATAACGCTTTCGGTTCTGGTGAATATGTACTTACTGGGCGCGATGTTCAGTTTGCGTTTAGCATGGTTGCAGAGCGTGGAATATTTGCGTTCAGTGGCTTTCCCCACGTTAAAAACATTGAGATCGATGGGCGTCATGTTGTTTTAAGCTACAGCGGTCAAGACAACGCTTTTGCTACTAACTTTCCTGTTAGTCATGTTGCATTTACAACTACTGGTTTTGACGTTGACTTGCTAAACAGCGTAATAGCTGAGACTGGGTCTTTTACTCTTGCTGGTCAAGATGCAGAATTATCTGGTGATCTATCTGTAATCCTTGACGCTGTTTCGTTTACTGCTGCTGGACAAGATGCAAGCTTTGTAATCAAACGTTCAGCGGATGTTGGCTCTTTCTCGACAGTCGATCAGACTGCTATTTTTAACGTTACATTTCCTGTGGATGTTACGAGCAATCCTAGCAACGCTAGTAATGTAAATTATGAAGTCACTGTATACAGTGGAACTAATGAATATGGTTCTGGAAACAAGTATTATATAAACGGGGTGTTAAGCCCAACACTGCAATTAATGGTTGGTGTAACATATCGTTTTAGGCAGAACAGTTCCACAAACTCTGGACACCCTTTAAGATTTTCAACAACTCCAAATGGCATACATAACAGCGGTTCGGAGTATACAACTGGAGTGACGGTAGTTGGAGAAGCTGGATCGGATGGTAGCTACACAGAAATAACTCCAACAGCCACAACACCACGTTTATTTGCATATTGCATTAATCACTCAGGGATGGGTTTTCAAGCAAGCATAAACGGTGGGCTACACGTTCTAACTGGTCAAGACGCTGACTTTGCGAAAGCATTGAATATTGCTGCTAATGCCGCAGACTTTGTTTTATCAGGTCAGGCATCAGTATTTGGCATAGAAATTAGTGCGGCTCATGCATCAGTTATTCTGACTGGTCAGGATATATCTCTAAATAAAGTTGTAAGCGTAGCGGCTAATGCTGGAAGCTTTACGCTTTCTGGTCAAGACGCACTCAAAGGCATCAGCGAAATAGGGGCGGCGGTCAGCTACTCTGTGACTGGCTTTGACGCTCAGTTTAATATCGCGCTTGCTGCTAATAACGGCACATTTACACTTGCTGGTCAGGATGCGCTCAAGGGAATATCTGAGTTAGCTGCTGCTGTAAGTTATACGCTGACTGGCCAAGACGCTGCATTTGCCATTCAAGTCACAGTCATTGTGGACAGTGGGAGCTTTACGCTCACTGGGCAAAATGCAGACGTTAAGTTTGTTCTTAATCGATCAGAGTTTACAGGTGCTCTTAACAGCGTAACAATTACTGACAAGAACCAAGCAGTGCTGGCTGTATCTAGCTTAAACACCGCTGAATTAGTGGACGAGAATACCGCCACCGTCACTACGATTTCGCCTAACAACGCAACCCTAGCTTATGAACTCAATGAGGCTGCATAATGACTTTCTACATAAAGCAAAACGATACTACTCCATCAATTAAAGCTACGCTTAAGGATGGGGACGGCACCGTAATAAATCTAACGGATGCCAGTGTAAGATTTCATATGCGTAAAATAGATAGCACCACGTCAGTTGTAGATGCCGCTGGTAGTGTTGTGTCTCCAGCAACATCAGGGATTGTTCAATACGATTGGTCAGCTTCAGATACCGCAACGGCTGGAATGTATTCGGCTGAGTTCGAGATCACTTTCGGGAACGGTAAAATCGAAACGTTTCCAAACTCCGACTATATCCGCGTCGAAATCCTAGACGATATAGCATGACCTAAAGGTGAAGAATGGACCCGTTTACCATCTTGGGTGGTTTGTCTGCTGGCATAAAGGCAGGCAAACAACTCTATTCTATGAAAAACGAGATTGTTACGTTTTTCGATACGGTAGACGAGGCCAAGCGTAAACATAGCAAAAAAAGAAACAGTCTATTTGCAAGTTCAAATGAGGAGGCATTATCTACCTTCTTAGACGCTCAAGCCGCGAAGGATAGTGAGCTTCAGCTTAAGGAAATTATAATTGGTAGTCGCGGATTTTCGGCATGGACTGAGCTTCAAAACATCCGCAAAGAAGTGCGGCAGCAAAGAAAAGCTGAAGAGGCGCAAAAGCTAGTTGAAAAACAAAAACGAGCCGAAGCAGCATTAACAGTTGCTGTTATTCTTCTGTCAGCAACGGCATTGTTTGGCGGCACTTACCTC